CTGGATCGCATGCATTCCCTCACTGACCATCTCCTGGATCAGTTGCGTGCCCGACGCCTTATCTTCGATGAGAATGACTTCCGGCCTAAACGCCTCCGCTTGGTCTAGCACCGCACGCTTCAAATCCGGATAGTCGAGCCGTTTGCGAAAGACGTGAATGAGATAAATGTGCTTATCTTTCACGCCCCAAGTGGTGCAAACGCTGTAATCGCTGAGCTCCGTGGGTTTGTTGGCCGTGTCCCAGCTTTGAAAAGTCATCTCGTATTTCGGGGGAGCGTCCGCTGATGGGTACGTTTTAAACCAGTCCAGTTTGACCAATCCGCCGCCCATCGGAGCTGGATTCTGTTGATATTGCCCCGAAAAGTTGTATTCACCTTGGGTTTCGCGGATGTGTTTCAGCACCTCAAGCGGCTCTCGCGCCGGATGCAGCGCTTCGCCGGCACGACGCTCGAAGACCCGTATTCCATATGGAGTTCGAATCTGGTGGCGCTCGTCTACTTCGGCAATTGCCGGGAACCGGATGACTGTCCAAGGCTCCAAGCCAAGAACGTGGCCAACCAGATCGTCCTCATGGAGTCTCTGCATAATTAAAATAATGCACCCCTTTTTCTTGTCGTTTAATCGGCTGTACAGCGTGTGGTCGAACCACTCGTTCGCTGCTTTTCTCGAAGTGTCTGAGAGAGCCTCATCGGGCTTCAAAGGGTCATCGATGATGATGAAGTTCGCGCCGCGGCCGGTCAGAACGCCGCCAACCGATGTCGCGAGGCGAAAACCCTGCTGAGTTGTGATGAATTCCTGCAACGCCTGCCGCTGCGACGACAGCCGAGTGCGAGGAAAGAGCGACTGATACCAACTGCTAGACATGATGGTCCGAGTGTCCATCGCATGTTTGTTCGCCAAGTCCTGACCGTAACTGGCACAAATGATTTGAGCACTTGGATCATGACCCAGAAGATACGCAGGAAATGCAACGGAAGCGCTGAGGGACTTTAACGAACGCGGCGGCTGATTGATGATCAGACGCGTGATCTCTCCCCGGCGGCAAGCTTCGAGTGCCGACGTGACCACCTCGATATGCCAATTCGGCAGAAATGCCGTCGTGCGGTTGAGCTCGTAGAACGAGCGCTCGGTAAATGCGCACAAATCTCGGCGCATGAGTGCGCGGTAATCATTTTGCTTCATCATCATTTTCTTCTTCTCCTTTGCTGCTCGATTCCAAGCGTTTCAGAATTCCCTGAACAACCTTTTCGTCATCCTCCTCGAGTTCAGAATTGGGTGAAGCGATTTGGCTCGATCGTTCTTCTGCAGATCGCACCAATGCCAACAAAAGGTGAAGCGCTTTCAGTTCCCCGGAAGCCGCTTTATTGGTTACTTGCTTGAGTGCGGCTTCGAGCTTGGTGACCGTCTTTCGTTTACCGTTCTCGTTGACCACGACCCTCTCGCGCAATGTCTTCGCCAAGACGGTGGCCATATTGAGTGTGCCCTTCGGCCGTCCACGAGGATTTCCCGACCGTCCAGGCTTGAAGCGCGTCTGCTCGGGCGGATTGCAGTAGCCCGGTTTTGTGGTCTTAGGCTGCTTGGGCTTACTCGGATCATCCATGCATTGCCTCCTCGATTTGGTCGAAAGTCTGGCCCGTTGATTCTTGTACGGCGCTCTGTCCCGTATAGGCCTGCCAGCGGCGGATGATCGTGTCGACGTAACGCGGGTCGAGCTCTAGGCCGTAACAGACTCGACCCGTCCGCTCGGCCGCGATTACCGTCGTGCCGCTGCCCAAGAATGCATCGAGCACAATTTCTCCCCTGGCAGTGCAATCGAGGATCGCGTCAGCGACCATCTCGACTGGTTTGATCGTGGGGTGGAGGGCTGACAGATCTCCCTCGTCGTTGCTGCGAGATAAGGAATTTACGCGCCGATAATTCCACACGTTTGTGCGGTAGCGGCCGTATTGACCAAGCTGAATGTTGTTGCGGTGGGCTTTCTTATTCTTCTTAAAGACGAAGACTAGTTCATGCTGACTTCGATAAAGCGATCCCTGGCCCGCACAATCCTTCACCCATACACAGAGGTTCTTGAATTCGGCGTATATCGACCGAGCCGCAGAAATCAGTTCCGGCGAATGACGCCAATCCATGCATATGAAGTGCAATGCGCCGTTCGTGCTGTTTCGCGCAAGGTGCGAGAGAACGGTCGCCAAAAATTCGGTGAATTCCGTCTCACTCATCTCACCCGACGCCAGCGCGAATTCCTCGTGATGGATTTTTCCGAAACCGGTGACGTACCCATCGATGCGGTCGTTGTAGGGAGGGTCTGTAAAGATCATCGCCGCGCGATGGCCCTTCATCAGTAAGGAGAAGACCGAGTCCTTTCGGGCATCACCGCACACGAGCCGGTGCCGGCTGAGCGACCAGCAGTCGCCGGCTCTAGTGACCTGCGGTTTCGTTCCCGAGTCAGGAATCGCGTCGGCTGGATCGTCCCTACCGTGACTAGCAGGGTTGACGCCTTCAACGAACGTGTCGATCTCGCTCATTTCGAAGCCGGTCACCTCTAGACTGAAGTCGATTTCAGCTTCGGAGAGGATCCTGAATTGATCGCCCAGCAAGCGACTGTCCCACACGGCGTTTTCAGTGAGTTTGTTGTCCGCGATCATGAACGCGCGCGCTTGGTTTTCCGATAGATGCTCCAAGCGAATCACCGGAATTTGAGCGATACCTACGTCCTTGCACGCCAACACGCGGCCGTGGCCGGCAACGACGCGCGATTGAGCATCGACGAGCACAGGAACATTGAAGCCGAAGGTTTCTATGCTCTTTGCTAGCTGTCTGATTTGTTTGCGATCGTGCAGCCGAGGATTTTGCGGATCAAGCTTGAGAGAAGATATTGGCAGGTACTCGATACTTAGAACTTGCTGAGCCATGTCGTTGCCTCCGGTTCGATTGAACACGGCTCATTTTGCTCAGATTTTTTCTAAGCATTCCACCAGCATTTGGGTCCAAAATATTGCCGCCCTCCGAGCGGTAGTGGATGTAAATCTTGCGTTTTAGGCAGTCTTGGCATTGTGGCGAGGAAAACTCGGTCTCGCAGCTATGCTGATCGTGAATTTCGTGGCGCCTCGAACTTGATCATCGCTTGGCAGCTCGGGCAGGATTATGCCCTTCTTTCCGCGCCACGGCTCCAATTGCTCCCGAAACCAGCGATTTAACGCCACATCCTCTTCGATCATCATCGAACGTTCAAAATGACCCACTGTCTCCGCATTCTTCGGCCACATTCTAGCCAACGTACGCTTCACTTCTGTTGCTGAAATCCGTATTCCTGGTTCGAGCATTTTCAGAAGCTGAACCGTATCTGTGACAGCGCTGTTTTGCTTTTGGCCGTTCTTCCGCTCCGTCTCGTAGGCACTAAGGATTGCCGCGACACGGAAAAGTCGCGAGCACGGTATCAAGCCCGTTTTTATTCTCGGTCTTCCCCGTTTTCTCTTATTCATCGCTTGTTTCACCCTCTGAAATTAACTCTGCTTGACTTTTCGCCCCTAGGCAAGCGTGAATACGTGCGAGTCCACAAGGCATGTATAGGAACGACACAGGCCAGATTTCAAGGTTGAGCGCGCTATCGCGGCAAGAGCTGCTGGCTTTCTGGCAAAGAACCTACGGGAAAGCTGCCCCCGACGGAATGCGTCGCGAAATACTGATCCCCTTCCTGGCTTATAAGCTTCAAGAAAATGCCTACGGAGGCCTGAAGCCAGCGACGCGCGCTGAACTCCGCCGCATTGCCCGAGCTCTCGAAAGAAAGTCGGCGTCGAGCGAACTGTCTGCGCGACCTAAAGTCAAACCTGGAACGCGGCTATTTCGCCGGTGGAGCGGCGAGATGCACGAGGTCTTTGTAACCGAGCGTGGCTATGAACATCGTGGAGTCGACTACAGAAGTCTGTCGCAAATAGCCTGTCACATCACGGGCACTCGATGGTCAGGTCCCGCCTTCTTCGGCCTTCACAAAAACAAATCTCTTCCAGGCCGCAGCGATGGCTAAGGAACAAATTCGATGTGCCCTCTACACTCGGAAGTCCTCCGAAGAAGGGCTTGAGCAGTCTTTTAACTCTCTTGAGGCCCAACGCGAGGCCTGCTGCGCATTCACTCTTAGTCAGAAGCATGAAGGCTGGACCGTACTTGGCAACCGCTACGACGACGGCGGCTTCTCCGGTGGAACAATGGAACGGCCCGCACTGAAACAACTTCTAAGCGACATCAAGGCAGCCAAGGTCGATACGGTCGTCGTTTATAAAGTTGACCGCCTTACCCGATCGCTCGCGGATTTCGCCAAGATCATTGAGATCTTCGACGCTCACCACGTCAGCTTTGTTTCCGTTACCCAACACTTCAACACCACGACGTCGATGGGCCGGCTCACGCTGAATGTATTACTGTCTTTTGCCCAATTCGAGCGCGAGATCACGGGCGAGAGAATCCGAGACAAAGTTGCCGCTTCAAAGAAGAAGGGAATCTGGATGGGGGGCTTTGTACCCCTTGGCTACGATTGCGTCGAGCGCGAACTGGTTGTCAACCCAGCTGAAGCAACCACCGTGCGCGCGATCTTTCGGAACTACGTGCGGCTAGGAAGCGTAAGGAAGCTACAGGAATTTCTCGATCACAGGCAAATTCGCAGCAAGGCGCGTGTGTCCGAGAAGTTCAGCGGAGGAGCGTCCTTTTCGCGCGGTGCTCTCTATCATCTCTTGAACAATCCTATCTACGTCGGCCAAATTCGCCATCTTAGCCAATGCTATCCAGGCAGACACCAGCCAATTGTATCGCGGAAGCTGTGGGATCGGGCCGCGTCAATCCTCAAACAGAACGATCGTGCGCAGCGAACCGAACGCAGCCGATCCTCAGGTAGCTTGCTGACGGGCATTTTGTTCGACAGCAACGGGACGAGATTTACACCGACGCATGCTCTGAAAGGTGCAAAGCGATACCGTTACTACACCTCGCAAACCGTCATTCACGACGGCGGACTGAAGCCTGAGATTGCGCGCTTTCCCGCAGACGAAATCGAGCAATTGGTGAAATCGCAATTTCTGGCCCTGCTTCAGTCTCCCGAAAAATTGACGACTAGGACTACACAAATTGTGAGGGGCGCTGTTGCTAACGCTACCAGGGAGCTGGTTCGAGTTTGGCCAAGTGTTCAGTCGTCGAAGCAGGATCAGCTTGTTAAAACCGGTCTTAAACGGGTAATTCTCGGAAAGACAGTCGTGAGCATGGAGATCGACAAGACTAAGTTGATCAAAACACTGATGGCTAAAAACTCCGATGCGCTTGCATCTCTCGAACAGCTTGACTTGGGGATTGTTACCTTGACGTGCCAGTTCCATACACTTCGTCGCGGCCGCGAAGTCCGCATCGAATCCCCGCAGAATGACTCCCGTTTCGACGCCGCCCCGATTCCATCGTTGGTCAAG